CTGCTGTGACGCCCAAGGCTAGAAAGGGCCGCAAGCCATGAGTGACGCCAAACTGATTCCGCTTTGGATTGGACGTTCACGCCTGCCGCATCGTCGCGCATGGTGGGAGGCCGTTGATTCAATGCTGGCCGATAAAGGCCTCAAGATCGACCCGCGCCATCCCGACAACGAGGACGGGCATCCGGTGTACCTGCAAGCCGGTGACTCGCATGTCTGCATCAGTTCGGGAGAGTGGCCGACAAGCAACGGGCCGCATCTTTACATCACTGACGAACGCGAATCGTGGGAGGCCCGATTCACAGAACGCACGCCCCTTTCCGTCGTCCTCGAAGCAATCCTCGAACTCGAAACGCCGGACACCACCGAATAGCACCAAAAGCCACGCCATGAACATCCGCCTCTATCGCCACGCCCACATGCTCGACCTTCGCCCGCGCACGATTGCGCAGATTCGCGCCCGTCGTGCTTTGCTCAAGTTCTACCTGCTCGGCTTCTGTATCGGCTGTGTCGGTGCTGCCGCTTACCTCATCTTTCACCCATAACCCACATCCATACCATGCACATCCCCGGAAAAATCATCCGCCGTTCCTATCGCAAACACGCCCGCAATCTTCGCTTTTTCCGCGAGTGGGCCGGTCAACGCTTTCACGCGGGCAAGAAGACATTGCTTCACGTTGATAGCCTTATGGCGCTTCCCAACGCGCAGCAGGTCGCGCAGATCGCAGGCGAGGCCCGCCATTTTGCCGCGTGGCAAGACTCCGCCGAACAGGGCAACGAAGCCGCCGCTCAACGCTGGATCGAAAGGAACAACGGCAACCGCCGCTCTCGCCACATCAAAACGCGCAAGTGATGAAAACGCCCATCTCCCAACTCCTCGCCAAAGCCGCGAAGGCACTACCGCCGCAAAAGCCTTCCCGCTCCTCCTGGGCACCCTTCGCGCCCGTTGTGACTCAACTCCAAGCGAACGGCTATGACCTGACTGCCGCCGTCGATTGGCTCATTGCGGAAAAGCAGGTCGAGCTTTCCGACCGCCTGAAATGCTACCGCAGCCTTCGCCAGCTTCTCGAACGCAAGAATCCCAACAAGAACAAGTAACCCATGAGTGAACAACTAGCCACTGCCCAACCTCGCGCCTCCGCCCTTGTGGTGATGGCCGATAAATACCACGTCGAGCCGTCCAAGCTGCTCGAAACGCTGAAAAACACCGTGTTTCGCAACGCGACGAATGACGAGCTTTTGGCCCTCGTCGTCGTGTCGAATGAATACGGCCTTAACCCGCTTACGAAGGAGATTTACGCTTTCCCGGCCAAGGGCGGCGGAATTGTGCCGGTCGTCTCAATCGACGGCTGGATTCGCATGATGAACGACCATCCGCAGTTCGACGGCATCGACTACCAGTTCGAGCACGATGAACAAGGCAGGCTTGTTTCCTGCACGTCCATCATTTACCGCAAGGACCGCTCTCATCCTACCCGCGTGACGGAATACCTCGCGGAGTGTCGCCGCAACACAGAGCCGTGGAAGATGGAAAGCCGCATGTTGCGACACAAGGCCACGATACAAGGCGCTCGCGTGGCTTTTGGTTTCTCGGGCATCACGGACGAGGACGAAGCTATTGCGACACCTGGGCTTGCTGGCGCGAAAGATGCGACGCCGAAAGCCGCACGATCCGCGCCCCTTGATCCCTTTGCCCAACCTCCCGGCGAGGCTCCGACCATCGAGGCGGAAACGGAAGTCGTCCACGAAGTCGCGGAGCCAACGCAAGAGGACATGCTGGCAACCGACCTGCTCGAAGCTGTGGCCGATTCTGACGCCGAAAATCTCGGCTCCTACGTCGAGCAAGCCAACGCGGCTTTGACGGGCGCAAAACAAGAGATGGTGAAGAAAGCCATTCAGGCGCGGGCCAAGGCCCTGGGCGTGAAGTGGGACAAGGAAAGGGGGGCTTTTGTATGAGCGATTCAATCGACAACGGCGGGCCTGCATACCCGTGCCACACAAACCCATTACCCGGAAAGCTGGCGAACGCTCCGCAGGGAATGACCCTTCGCGACTGGTTTGCGGGGCAAGAGCGCATAGACGCGCAAGGAGAGTTTGGATGGGAACTTTTGGAGGCTCTTGCTGGCCCGCGTCCAAATGGCTGCTGGAAAACAAATCCTCTCGGGTGGTTTGCGTGGTCAAATACTTGGCAGGCAAAAGTTAAATTTGCCAGAGCCGACGCCATGATTGCCGCACGGAAAGGAGGCCAAGCATGAAAATCCACAAAGGCTTTCTCCAAGGCTCCGAAGAATGGTTTGCGCTCCGCCGTGGCCGCGCGACGGCTTCCAACTTCAAGAAGATCATAACGCCCGCAAAAGGCGAGTATTCGAAGCAGGCCAGCGCCTACATGCGCGACCTGTTGGTTGAGTGCTTCACGCCCGACTATGCCAAGTTCCTCGGCACGTTCTGGACGGATCGAGGCACCGAAATGGAGCCGGAAGCTCGCAAGGCCTTCGAGGCTCACACGGGCCTTACTGCCGAACAGGTCGCCTTTGTGACCGCCGACCAATGGAAGCACGTCGTCGGTTGCTCGCCTGATTCGCTCATTAAAGACGACTCCGGCGAATATGTGGCGGGCCTCGAAATAAAGTGCCCGTCGCCGTTCACGCATGCCGAGTACATCGAGGACGGCGTTTTGCCCGACGACTACAAGGCGCAGGTACACGGCGGAATGGCGGTCACTGGTTTGGATCGCTGGCATTTCTTTTCTTACTTCCCCGGCCTTGCACCTTTTCACGTCGTCGTCACCCGCGATGCTTATACGGATAAACTGACCGAAGCCATCACCAAGTTCGTCATCGAATACGGGGCCTATCGCGAGAAGATGACGCCGAAACTTCAACTGCAAGCGTGATACTGCCAAAAGCCACAAAATGCCATGACGATTGAACACCTAATCAACGAACTCGCGACGCTGGGCCAAGCCATCGGCCACAAGGCGGAAGTTCTGACTTGGAACCTTCGCGAGCACGAAAACCCGAACGAGCCTCTTGGCATCCGCTCTGTGTCTGGCGTGTCTGCCGGATGGGACAAGCTCAAGCAAGCGTCGGTCGCAACCATCAAACTTGTATGAAAATCTTCGCCATCGACCCCGGCCCTTTCGAGTCCGCTTTTGTCATTTGGGACGGCTCCACGATCCTCGACAAAGGCAAGGTGCCAAGTGAGCGCATTTTGCCGCTGCTGGGCATCCATGAACGCGAATGCCGCGTTGTCTGCGAAATGATTGCTAGCTACGGCATGGCAGTCGGCGCGGAAGTGTTCGAGACATGCGTTTGGATCGGTCGCTTTCTGGAAAAGCTCCAGGGCAACATGGAGCGGATCAAGCGCCTTGAATGCAAAATGCACCTTTGCCATTCGGCGCGCGCGAATGATTCCAACATCCGGCAGGCGTTGATTGATCGCTTCGGACCACCGGGCAAGAAAGCGTCTCCTGGCATTACCTTCGGACTTTCCGGCGACATGTGGGCGGCGTTTGCCGTCGCAGTCACGGCCTACGACAAGCACAACCTTTAATCACCATGGCACGCCCCATCAAAATCAAAATCAACGTTACCCGCATCCTCAAGGAGTACATCTTTGCTGGCAAAAACGGGAAGTACCTAAACCTCGTCGCATGGCCGAACAAGAACGGTCCAGGTCAATATGGCGACACGCATTTCGTTTCGCAGGACATCCCGAAGGAAGCCCGCGACGAAGGCGTTCAAGCGCCTATTCTTGGCAACCTGACGCTGCCCGAAGATGAAGCGCCAGCGCGCCAGCAACCGCCACAAAGACGCGTCATTCATCAACAGCCGCCGCGCCGCTCGCCTCCTGGGACTATCGAGTATCCAGAAGCGCCGATAGCGGATGGCATGGAAGATGACGAAATTCCGTTTTAGACCTTAACCACTGCACCCGATGAATGCTGATATTGATCTATGGAACCAACCGTTGCGCTCGCCAGTGCGAGAAAAGGCCAAGCGCGGACAGCCAAAAGGCAACGCTGCGCCGATTGGCAGCGGCCCCGCTGGCGAAACGTGCGGATCGTGCAAGCATGCGCGATGCCGCGAGTTCGCAAAACGCTACTGGAAATGCGCTCTTGTGAAGGCAACAGGTGGACCGGGAACAGACATCCGGCTTAAGTGGGCCGCGTGCTCACGATGGGAAGCCAAATCCACACCTTCTGACAACGTGCCAACATGCAAAAGTGTCATTCGACGGTAACACAAAATACCACGTTGTAATAAGCGAGAAACTGACTGATAGAGAATTGCCATCTGGACACTGGCGCAACTAAACGAACAAGTGAAAACGCAATCCAAAATCCTCCCCACCTGTCAAGGACGCCGACTTGTTCCGGTATCCAGCCTTGGCCGCGTGGGGAGGGCCGTTTTCAGACTATGAATCCTCTTTGGATCTCAATCCTTCAACACACGCTCGGGCTTGATTCATACGGACAGCCGCCAAAGGGGCGCGTTCCATGCTCGGACGATGATTTCCCAAACTGCTACCGGAACAATTATTGCATTGGTCCCGAGTGCCGAGAATGGCAAACGCTCTGCGATCTTGTGGTGGCCGGTCTTATGGTCGATGCGGGCGCGAAGAATGCCCTTGGCGGCATGCATGTATTCCATGCCACATTGGCAGGCTATGAGGCTGTGAGACGGCATTCGCCGCGTCCTCCTAAGCAAACGAAGGCGCAACGCCGTTGGAGCCATTACCGCGACGTGCGCGAGGTCTGTCCTGATTTGACCTTTGGGCAATACCTGAAAGCGCCCTGGCGCAAAGAGAGCGAGGAAAGGGCGGGCATCTACGCATGAACTTCGACCTTCTAACCGCCGTGCTCAAAAGCGAACTGCCATGCGCTCAACGCATGATTCTGACCGTTGTGCTGAATCACGCGGGGCAGGACAATCGCGCTTGGCCGTCGCATCCAACCATTGCCGCGCAGGCGGGTCTTGCCGAGCGTTCCGTTTGGGCACATCTGCGCGATTTGGAGGCCTCCGGCTGGCTGTTCAATGTCGGTAAGGTGGGCCGTGTGGTCGTGTGGGAGGTCAAGAATCCCGCAAATTCTGCGGGATCAATCCCGCAACCATTGCCGGAAATCCCGCAAATTCTGCGGGATGTAGAAAAACCAATCCCGCAAATTCTGCGAGATAATCCCGCAACCGTTGCGGGACATCCCGCAAATTCTGCGAGACAATCCCGCAAAATTTGCGAGCTAACCACCCAAGAACCACTCAATAACCAATCAGGAACCACCCACAGGGCGGACGAGCCGCCCGAGGGGAGCAAGGCCAAGTCTGCAAAACCGGACTGGCGGACTCACAACCGGGAACAGGCCACAGCCGCAAACGCCATCCGGCCCGACATGCTGGCACCTGCGGACTTTCGCCAAGCGTGGGACCGATGGGCGGCGTATCGCACCGCGAGGGCCGTTGACGCCCGGATTGCCAGCGAGGCGGTAGCGTGGACGGTCGCGGCAGCGGAGGCCGGTTTGCGCGATTGCCACCGGGCCGCAACGGCGCACGGCTGGCCTGCCGTCCTTGCCCGGATCGACGCCGCGATCGCTGGCAACTGGCAGGGCTTCAACTTTGACAGCATGCGACAGCCACAACGCGGCAATGCTGCACCACGCCGAGGAGCCTTTGACCAATCCCGCATGACCGAAGGACTTACCGCCGACCAGATCGGCACGCTTTGAACCGAAATACCACCGAATACCATGAAAGAACCTGAATACATTTACGAACTGGTCGATTCCACCGATGAAGAACGCTATTACCCGCTGGGCGTGGAGTTTGATCTTGTAGCGCTCATCCAGGCGGCAGAGCAGCATGATCCGTCGTGCTGGGAAGCAGAGCGCGGAGACGATGAAATGGCCATCGCGGAGATTCGCGCGAAGCGGCCCGGCTTGTTGGGCGCTGATTACCGCGTCGTTTGGCGCTGCGCATGGGTGCGCGATGAAGTGGGCGAGGATTTCTGGCCTGCGCCGTGGGTGCATGGGACGATTGAAGCCGGAACCTGGGACAAACCTTTGAAGCTGCTGCCATGACAGACGACCAACTCATTGCCCGCGCGCAGGCGAACTTCCAGCGCCAACAGGCCGCGCTTGCGCTCCAGAAGCAGCAGGAGGCCGAGAAGCAGCGTTTGAGCGATGCAGTCGCGCAGGACGCCGCCGAACGCGTCCTAGCCATGTTTGCGGCCAAGAGTCAGGCCTTTTTGGCCGACCTCGCCAAGCTGCCGACGCATCAAGACTGCGAGCGCCATCCGGGCACTACGGCGGTCTTGAACGAAGAGGCCAGCTTGAAGGCAGCGAGGGCGGTCTATCGCTGCCCGCTTTGCGTGGACGCGAAGGCAAAGCAGCGATGGGAAAGGCTCGTCATCGAGGCGGGCATTCCTGCCGATGTGCGGCACGCCACGCTAGCGAACTTCGACACGGCCCGCCCGAACGTGATGCCATCTGAGGATGCCCAGGGCAACAAGACCGGGTGTGTATCGCCTGCGAAGTTCGTCCAGTCCTGCCAAGCGTTCCTTGCCCGCGAGGCGCGGAACCTGTTCCTTTGCGGCGGCGTTGGGATCGGCAAGGGGCACCTTGCGGCGGCGGTGGCGCTCCAACGGCTGCGCGACGGCTGGAAGGTCATCTGGACCGACTGCGCGGCGCTGTTCCGGGCCTGCCATGCGGCCTATGCGGCGGAGGGCTGGCAGGTCATCGCCGACCGGCACGCGGGCGCGGATTTGCTGATTCTCGATGAAATCTGCCTCAAGGCATTGCCGACCGATGGCGAGGAGATTCTTTTCAGCATCCTCGACCAGCGCCATAAGGCCGGACTGCAAACGGTCCTGCTCGGCAATGCGCCCGCGCAACAGGTCCGCGAATGGCTTGGCTCGCGCATCCTCGACCGGCTGCGTTCCGGGGGCTGCAAGTTTTGCTTTGGCGCGTGGGACTCAATGCGAGGCCACGAACGCGACGGAACCGCGACTGACGAGTTTTGAACTTTACCACCGAATACCATGCAAAGCCACAAAACACCAAGCGTCATCAAGTCGGTTTATGACTCCAACGCTGAAATTCTCGCCGCTATTGAGCGCCTGCACTGCGCAGGAGGCTTTGAATGCGACATGACTTACGGCAATGGAACTTTCTGGAAAGGTCGCGAGCGCCCGAAATACTGCTTTGACATCACGCCCTTGCAAGCGGGCGTAATTGAAGCCGACTCTCAAATGCTGCCACTCGAACCCGAGGCGCTGAACAATTGCGTTTTTGATCCGCCTTTCCTGACCTACGTAAAGGCAGGCCGCGCACACAAAAACGGCAAAGTAGCAATGACGGCGCGCTTTGGCGGCTACTACACTTACGACGAACTGGAGGAACATTATCGCGGCACACTTTCCGAAGCGTGGCGAGTGCTAAAGTCCGGTGGAGTGATGGTCTTCAAATGCCAAGACATAATTCACAATCACAGGATGCACGCAACACACGTCAACGTGTGCAATTGGGCGGAGCATGAGGGGTTCCGATTGCTCGATTTATTCATACTTCCCGCCAAGTCTCGGATGCCGGGGCCGCAGAAAGGGACGCAACGCCATGCGCGGGTGTTTCACTCCTACTTTTTGGTTTTCACAAAGCCGACAACGAAGCGCAAAAAACAAAACCACCCATGACGGAATATGAACGAATCCGCGACCGCTTTAACGCCGCCACGACCTGCCGAGAAGGTCAACGGCCACGCCTCGACTACGAACCCGGATGCCGCTACATCGAATGCGAGCGCGGCGACGCCTGCCGGTGCCGACTCAATGACGGCGACACTGGGCCAATCTCCGCCTTTCTCATCAAGTGGCGCGAGCGTTTCGCCAAGTAAGACGTGCCACCGCTGTCTTGGACTCGGGCGCGTGCTTGCGAATGCAGGGACCGAATTATTGACCCGCTGCCCTGTCTGTATCCCATGAGCACCAAACGCCGCGAATCAGCCAAACACATCCGCGACCCCGAGGGCGGCTATTTTTGCTCCTGCGGGTGTGGTCGCAAACCTGGCAAGGGACGGCTCTACTGGCACAGCGCCGAATGCGTCGAGCGATGGCGCGAAATCAATGATCCGGCCTACATCCGCCAGCAACTTAGGCGGCGGGATAAGGGTATCTGCGCGGCGTGTGGATGTGATGCCGAAAAGGAGTATCGTCAATGGACAGAAGCGAGGCGCGAGGTTTCCAACCTTGCCAGTTGGTTGATTGCCAGTGAGCGGAATAATCGCGATTGGGACGAAAAAGGCAGAAAATGGACGTTTCGGCCTCGAACTGCTTGCGACTTAAAGAGCGTCATTGCATTCCGTGAAGATTTGATGCGGCGATATGGTCCGGCTGGCAAATGGACGGCGGGCCGACAAACCGCATGGGATGCCGACCATATTGTCGAGGTCGTGAGGGGCGGCGGACTTTGCGGCCTAGAGAACTATCAGACGCTCTGCCATCCTTGCCACAAGGCCAAGACGGCTAGGCTGGCGCGCGAGCGTGCAGAGGCCAGACGCGCCCAACAGCAAGGCCACGACCTCTTTTCCAACGTGCCACAAAATACCACGAAATGCCGTTGACTAATACGAGCGGGCTTGTATGAATAAACCTGTCAAATAAATATTTTCCTCCTACGCACGACATGCCGAAAACGGCCCAAATCGGCAAATCGCAAAAATCGAATGTGGTAAATTACTCCGCATGAAGAAACTAAAGTCACTCGCTGAATCACTTGGATGCACGGTAGAAGACGACCGGGAAAATACTACTCTCTACATCCATGCGCCAGAAGGCAAAGCCTGGGAAGGCGGAACTCTATCAACCCTCTGCCACGGCTACGGATCGCACGGCAGCTATCTCGCGAATTGGAGGCAAGAAGCCATTCAAGAGGCCTTTCAACGTTTGACCGAGTTGGGTGAACCAGTGGACGACTACAGGGAATAAAAGCACACCATGAACACACGAACGAACCACGGCGCGCTTGTGCCGATTGAACGAATCGAGGCGGCTTTTGTGCCGCCTACGCCACCTCCCGGAATGCGCTGGCACCGGGAGGACTGGACCGCCGAGATGCTGCCACCGGGAACGAGGCCGCTGACTAAGGGGGAAGTGCGCCTTCCGGGCGACTCTATTTTTCCGACGGGCGGCAGCGACTCAAGGCGAAACAAATGGCAGACAGTCGAGCGAGACGGCTGGGTTCATCCGCAAAACCCATGTAACGAAGGAAGCTACCACTCTCGCACCACTCGCCCCCTTCTCTTCACGCACGCGGGGCACGAATGGACGTGGCACCGCGCGGGCGATCCTTGTCCTTGTGCCGAAAAGCGGATAGTGCAAGTCCTGCTCAACGACGGATCACCAAACCGCGATCCGGCAATGCCTGAGTTTTGGGATTGGGAAGGAATAGCTCCCGACGAAGTGAAAATCATCGGCTGGCGCTACACCGACGCCGATAAACCCGATCCCTACGCCGAGTTGAAGAAAGCGCACGCGGCGGGGAAGGTTATTCAAATCAAGCTGAAACTGTCAGGCGCTTGGACCACTTTCAACGGGGATTTCGACAACCTAGACTCACGCCACGAAATCCGCATCAAACCCGACGTGCCGCTTGGGCCGGAGGACGTGCCGCCGGGGAGTGTGATTAAAACAATGGTAGTAATACAGGCTCAAATTCTACGAATAAACAAGGAAGCTGTATTCATTCTTGGCAGTCGGGGAACACCGTATGAAGTAACCTTTGAGGAGCTTCAATCTGACTGGCAAATCAACCGCTCCATCCCCATGACTGGCAAATGGAATCCTGACGCTTGGGAGGCCTGCGAGAAATGAAAGCGACCTGCCCCAAATGCAACACGGCCTTTGAGGTCAAGACGCTTGCTAGCCTGGGCGGAAAAGCTCGCTGGAAAGGCGTCCCCGCCGCGGAACGGTCTAACATCGCCCGCAAGGCCGTTTCGGCTCGCTGGGCAAAGCAGAAACAAGCCAAGGAGGAAAATCCATGACACCCGAACAACTCGAACACCTGCGCAAGATCGACGCGCACCTTGAAAAACTGCTCGCGGAGGCTGAGAAGCGGACGCCTAACCGTTGGGGCGTATGGGGCATGTCGGTTTTGGCCGCTACCATTAACAGCTTTGATGTTTCCACCATGAAATCAGTCTGCTCCACGGATTACAAAGACGAGGATGGAAGGCCGAGAACATTTGACGCCACCTTTATTGCCTCTTGCGCGGGCAACGCGGAGGCCGGGTGGAAAACCCTGCGCGATGAAGTGCGCGAGTTCATCGAAATCTACGAAGCCCTTCCGGCTATGGTTTGGATGCACGCCGAAAAGCGCGTTGCTTCCATCCTCGCCGCCTTCCCGCTCGAACTCCTGCAATAACCGCCATGAAAGCCCATTCTGCAATCCTGCGAGAATTTGCCCTGACGGAGCGAAAACGCGGCGCGAAGATCAGCGAAATCGCGGTTCGGCTCAAATTGCCATCGGGCACCGTCAAGGCATGGCTATTTCGCGGACATGCAACCAGCCGTGCAACCATCAAAACAGGAGAAGCACACAACAAGCATGCAACCGGCCATGCAACCGGCCAGTGGATGCAATCGCTACACCACGACTCCGCCCATTTTCTCGTCAATGGCCTGCCGGTCTGCGCGGACGGCCCTACAGGGGCCAAGGTCAACGCTGGCGACCGATGGTTCACGCATGACGGCTGCTTGAAGAAATGCTTGCGCTGTGTGGCGCGGGCGAACGCTTCAGATCACCCAACGGCGAGCAAATGACTACCATGAACACGACAGACCAGCCCCGAGCCGTTGCCTGCATGTGATGGTTCTCCGACGATTTACCCATGACTAAACTTACCATCGAAATTACAGGTGAAGATGATCGCGGTGCCTTCAAGCATCTTCGGGCACTTTACGAACTGATCGGCTCAACGAGGCCAAGCGAAGCAGGGGATTACAACCTCGCGCCAGGATACACGACTAGCGACATTTACGGCTCATCGACCTGCGAGGTGTCGAAATCGGAGAACACCCAGCTCTCCGACGCGCAGCGTTCGGAGTAGCGCCAGTTCGCCCCTTGACTTTACGACCTGCATCTAGCCCCATACAAGCATGCCCGCATTGAAGAACCCGAAGCACGAAGCGTTTGCGCAAGCAGTGGCTCTCGGCATGCCGCAGGGGCAGGCCTACATGGAGCACGTAAGCCCGTCTGGTTGCAGCGAAAACAACGCCTATGTTCGGGCGTCTGAGCTTTGCCGCGCAGGGAGTAAGGTGGCCGTAAGAATCTCAGAATTGAGAAAAAAGGTAAGCGAGAAAGCAGACCGCAAGTTCGACCTGACACGGGACCGCTGGCTTGATCGACTCGAAAAGATCGCCGACAAGGCCGAAGATGCCGAGGACTATTCAGCCGCGACCGGCGCTCTTCGAGAGATTGGAAAAGCTGCCGCCTACTACGAACCCGAGGAGGTCCGACACACGGGCCACATTGACGTTGCCTTGCCCGACCTCGCGGCAGTGGTGGCGAGAGTCTTCAAAGCCAAGCCATGACCGCCGCCGTTACAGCCGAGGAAATGGCCGCATGCCTGGGTGACAAGCGATGGCGCTTGAATAACCTTATGTTGATCTTGCCCGAGGACGACGAGGACGGAGGCTTGATTCCATTCGTGATGCGCGCGGAGCAAGAGCAGTTCCTTCGCGAGCGCCACACGCGGAACTTTGTTCCGAAGGCTCGAAAGCTGGGCATGTCCACGCTCATTGTCTTGGACAACTTTGACGAGGCCTTGACGGTCCCGAATACCCATTGCGCGATAGTGGACTACCGCGAGGACGACGCCTTGAAGAAGCTCGACATCGCGCGCAGGGCATGGAAGGACGGGCCAAAGCATCCGAATCCTGTCATAGCGCACATTTGGGCACAGATTCACAAAGGGCTAAAGCTGGTCAAAGACACGACCGAACGGCTGGAATGGTCGAACGGCTCCTGTATGGAGGCCTCGACTTCCTTCATGGGAGGTACGCCGCGCCGCATCCATTGGAGCGAAGCAGGGCCGCAGTCTGCGCATGCACCGGATCGCGCCCGCAAGGTCAAGCGAGGAACCCTGAATGCCATCGGTGCGCATGGCGTCATCGACGTAGAGACGACCATGGAGGGCGGCGAGGGCACGCCAGCACGCGACTTGTTCGATTTGGCGCTCTCGATGGTGGGCAAACCGCTGTCACGCATGGATTGGAAACTCCATTTCTTCCCGTGGTATGGGCATCCGTCGTATGATCTTCCCGGCCACGCGCCCGAAACTGACGAGGTGCTGAAATACGCTGCCGAGATGCAGGAAAAGCACGGCATCAAGATTCCGGCCTCGCGATGGGCTTGGTATGAGAAGAAACGCCAGGAGCAGAAAGACGACGTGTGGACGCAGTTTCCGACCATCGCCGAGGAGGCAATTCGCGTGGTCGTGTCCGGCCAAATCTTCCCGCAGGTTGTGACCGTCAAGAGCAAGGGCCGCGTCCGACCGCTGACCGTGGAGGCAAACCGCCCGCTTTGGTCGTTTTGGGACATCGGCAACGACGGTCTTTCGTGCTGGGTGGGGCAGTTGGTTTTCCGTGACCTTCTTTGGCATCGGTTCTTCTTCACGACCGGCGCGGGCGCTGTCCGGGCTGCGGAGGTCATTCGGCAATTTGAGCAAGAGCTAGGCCTTTCGTTCTCGACTCACTTCTTCCCGCATGACGTGGACTATCGCGACCGTGGCTCATCGGTCACTTACCGCTCGCAGCTTGTCACAGCCGGGGTGCCGAATCACAAGATCATCACGATCCCGATCGCGGGCGACAAGTGGGACGGCATCAACGCCGTGCGGGACCGCATTCCGCGCATGTGGTTTGACCCGGCCTGCGAGAAACCGCAGATCGACGCTTTCGGTGAAAAGCTGCCTTCTGGCCTCGGATGCCTGACGAACTACCGGACGCAGCCAAAGGCCGCTTCTGGCGCGTTGCGGGCACTTCCGCTGCATGACGTGAACTCGCACGGGGCAGACGCTATGGTGACGTTTGGCGCTGCCGATGAGCAGGGCTATCTTGTCGGAAACCTGCGAGCCGACGAGACGCCAAGGGCGAAACGGCGCGGCAATGTGGCGGTCGGAGGATTGGCGAATTTGTAGCTTGCCAATACCACGGAATGCCGCAGAATAGCATTCAAGCGCGCTTGTGGCGCTGTGATCTTTGACAACTCGAAAACAGAATCCAGCGGTGATACAGTGGTTCACTTGAGTCGTGAGCGGCATTTTTAAGCTGCGAGGCGTCCATTTAGCTAGCTAAAGCTGCGCGTAGTAAGTAGCTGGTAAATAGCTCAAGGCAGGAGGTAAAGGCCCTGCCCGCTGGATTCTGTTTTCCAACTTTGAGAGTAGAGTTCAGCGGTAAATCGGCAAGCGCGCCGGTTGCAGATGTGAAGGCCAGCAATGACAAGGAACGCCGACAACATCGAAGATAAAGTTTCCTTGGTGCAAGCCGCCTGTAAGCACAGTGGCGGAAATCAGCGGCTTACTGGAGCCGCGACATGCGGATAGACGTTGTGCGGAGTAGCGACCGCCCGCTGAACTCTGCTCTCCGAAGGTTGAATTGAGCGGCATCCCAAATCAGTGTTTGGCCCGCACCGGATTCAAAGCGTCGTAAGTCCTGAGTGCATTCGCCTCGATGAAAGTCAACATATGGCGGCGGTTGTCGGAACGGAGAACCGATACACAGCAGGTATCTTGCAAGTAGCCCTGCCCGCTCAATTCAGCTTTTGGGGAGCGCCAGTTTGGAGTAAACATTACATTGCATGAGCACCTCCGCCGCACCAACTGAACGCCGCAGCGCAACCCAACAAAGGTTGGAACGTGTGGCTAAAGCAGAACAAGAATCTCGTTACAGACAGCTAGCAGCCATGTCTGAAACGGCTGCTGCGCGCATCATTGCGCAGCATTACTTAAGTCTAGCCAGTCTAGCCCAAACCCTTTTGGAGCTAAGTTTTGTTTATCAAAACTCACCCGGCCCGATCACTGCCGAAATCATAAGGGACATCAAGTGCCAGATACAACGCAAACATCTCGAAGATTTTGGCTTGCCGCTTGATTGGAATGTCGAGCTAACGTGAAAGTCCAGCAAGCAATCGCCGCCCTCTACGCCTCGCGCTTCGCTTCAGGCCATACGTTCGAGGCCGATCTAGCGGCCCATTTGCGCATCGGCTACGTGTGGGCGTCTCCTACCGCTTTCGTGATGGCTCGCCTTGTCCGCTCTGACTGGACGTGGGCCGAATGGGGTAATTTGGAGCTTTCCGACCCGAACGGCGATTGTTGGTGCGTGTGGATCGCAGCCGGTGACTTGGCGGAGTTCTTCCGCGTCTGCCCGCGTGAGACAAAATTCGCTTGCTATTCCAGACGCGGTTTCCCCCGGCTGTGGGAGTTCGACGAACTCAAACGACTCTGCTGCCATGGGATTCATGCCAAAACCGCAAGCTCCGCCCCCTCCGCCTCCTGCTCCTTTGCCGGTGCGTGAAGATGTCCAACAGGGCACGACCGACGCCGCCGCGATGGCGAACCGCAGGAAGGGCATTCGCTCTACGATCCTCGGGCAGGCCGCGCAGCCCAAAACCATTCTCGGGCAGGTTCCGCAAGGCTAAAGCATGCCATGACCGACGAACCCCAAAACGCCAAAGCCATCTATACCGCCCGCGACAAAGCGAAGGCGGAAAAGCTGGTCAAGAAGTTCGAGCGCCTTGAAGGCGACCGCGCGCCCTTTGACGCCTTGTGGCAGGAAGTGGCCGAAAAGATCAGCCCTCGACACGCTGGCATTACGGTTCAGCGCGTCACGCCAGACAAGGGCGTCGAGGCTCGCATGTTCGACACGACCGGCAGCGATGCCTTGCAGACTATGGCGGCGGGCCTCATGTCGTGGACGACCTCCGCAAGCGAGGAATGGTTCCAATTCGCCGCGCCGTCGAACCAACGCGCAACCGATGCCGTCAAACTGTGGACGCAGGAGGCCTCGCACGTCGCGCAAGAACTGCTCGCGAACTCGAATTACTACACTTCACGTCATGAAAACCTTCTGACCAAGTGCGCGCACGGCACCACGGCCATGCTGGCAGAATTGCGCGATGGTCGCCTGCGCTTTGAGTCGTTCCCAATTGGAACCTACTGCATCGAGGAGAACATTTTCGGCGAGGTGACGGGCTTCTATCGTCGCCACAAGCTCGCACCGTCCCGCATCGTCGAACTCATGGGCGAGGAAGCCTTGACCAAAGACATGCGCGAGGCCTGGGCGGTCGAAAAGAACGGCGGAGCAGGCAAGGAATTTGATGTCCTTCACGCCATCTATGAGCGCGACCGGGCCGACATTCCCGAGACGGCCAATCCTGCCGCCTCCATCTTCATGCCCGTTGCGTCGTGCTGGGTTTGCATCGCCTCGAAGCAAATGCTCAAGGAGTCCGGCTTTGCCTCTATGCCGATCTTTGCGGCTCGTTACCTGAAATGGTCGGCCCTTGGCGCAACGTGCCCGTGGGGCTACTCTCCGGGTATTCTGGCGCTCCCGGAAGTGAAGCAGAACAATTTCCTTCATGCCATGCTCGACGTGATGGTTGAGCGCGCCATTGACCCGCCCATGATGGCCCCCGACGAACTCGAAGGGCAGCTTATCATGACGGCGCGTGGTGTGAATTACGTGAACCAGAACGTCGCTGCGGATCGCTGGCCGCGTCCGCTCTATCAGCCTGCAGATCTCAAGACCGCGCAATGGATCGTGGAGCAAAAGAAGCTCGCCATTCAAACCAAGTTCCATGTGGAACTGTTCCAGATGTTCGCGAACCTCGACCGTCAAATGACGGCCCGCGAGGTCGCAGAACGCGCAGGCGAGCGCCTTACCCTTATCACACCCGCCTTCTCGCGCGATGCCGTCGAGGAAGTGCAACCGATGATGCAGCACGTTTTCACGCTGCTCGCCGAATCGGGCCAGCTTCCTCCGCCTCCGCCCGAAGCATTCCTTGGTGGCAATCCTGCCAGCGGTCGCGTTGCCATGCCGAAAGTCGTGCTCCAAGGTCGCCTTGCGCTGGCAATCCGCATGCAGCGCAACATGGCAGCAAGCCGGACGCTGGAAGAAACGCTGACCATCGCGCAGGCCGTTCCCGGCGTGCTGGACAACTACGACTTCGACGCGATGGAGCGCGCCAAGGCTCTCGCGAACGGCATGCCTGCCGAATGGCTCAAGCCCGAGGAAATCCGCGACGCACAGCGCCAACAGGCCGCAGAGGCCCAACAGGCCGCAATGGCGGCAGAGATGGCCGAAAAGGCAGCGGGAGCCGCCCAGAAGATCGGAGGCCTTGAACAAGTCCGCGAACTCATTGCATGAGCGATCCCAATTTCAGACCCGATTTCTCCGGCCACTTTCGACGTGGCAACAAGGACGCTGTTATCAAGATGGCGGACTTTGCTTCGCAGTTCGGCCTTCAAATGAAGATTCAGCACCTCTTCGAGAAAGAGGGCGTGACGGCCTTTAGATTTGAGGCCGACATCATGGGGAAGCGATACGCGGCAGGCGTCGCTCTCCGGCCTGAGCTTCACAACGAAAAGGATGTCGAGGAACTGGCGGTCGAAATCTGGAGCGAGTTCCGCAACATGGAAATCATGCCCACCATTGCGCAATGACGCCCGAAGAAACGCCACGCCAGAAAGAGCTTCGCGTCATTCGCGGGGCCGCACAATCGCTGTCCAAAAACAAGGATTGGGAGCGAGTTTGGATTCACCTGCAAAAACGCTACCCCATCGCCGCGCCAGTTTTTGAAACCGGCCACGAAGGGAACACGCACCGCGCCGCCAAAAAGGACGGCAACCGCGAAGTGATGTCTCACATTCTCGCGCTCATGACTTTACCCCTCGACGTTGATTTCGAGATCGACGCCATGGAGTTAAAACCCGCAGAAGCAACAAGCAACACCCACGCACCCGCATGAAACTAACAGGACATCCCGCAACGAACCTCGCAGAAGCGCCGCCTCCTCCATCCAATGTCTTTTTGCAAATCGACATGCTGACAGAGGCGCAAGACAAGACCGAACAACTCATTCAACAAATCGAGCTGCGCCTTGGCTCGGTGATGAGTGCGCCGAATGACCAAAAGGAAGCGGACTATCCTTCACCGGGTGTTGCGTGCGCCTTGAGCGAATCAATCCACGACCGCGCGCGCCGCCAACGTTTCTTCAATGTTGTCCTTGGCTCTTTCCTCGAACGTCTCGCCATCTAACCAACATCCCGCCATGATTACCATCGAAGGCAGCGCCGTTCTTCGCGACGGCCAGCAAATCGCAGAACTGGAGGGCGGCGTTGTCCGCTCTCTCTCGAAACTCCCGCCCGTCATCATGGGCCAAGTCCGCAAGGCCGCAGGCGCGGACGTGACATTTGAGGTCATCGAAAGCGCCAGCAAAGCGCCGGAAGCGCCTACGCCGATCAACAAGCCGGAAGCGTCCGAGGTCGAGCAAGGCAAACCCGAACCCGCCGAGGAAACGGACCTGACGACCATTTTCGGCATCACGGTCGCGGCTGACAGGGGGCTGATTCCCATGTACCCGGCCATGCACGAAGCTCTTGGCAGTCGCACGCCTGCCTTTGTGGCCTGGGCGAAAACGATCCTGAGCGCCGATGACTTCGCGCGCGAGTATGCGGGCAAGACGCTTCCGACCGTCGAGGAAGTCGAGTTCCAGTTTGGCAAAACGGCCCGCGCAAATGCCAAGCATGAAAAGGCGTCTGAAAGCGAGCACGGCGGCGAACCCATCTAATCCACACCCAACAGCACCAACATGAGCACGACCATCCTCCAACAGGGGCAGACACAGCAACAGCAGCAAGGCGACGGCCAACAGCAGCAACAGCAACAGGGGCAGCAACAGCAAAGCCAGCAAAACGGCGGCGGACTGTCCTTCCACGAACTCATCAACCCGGACGGCACTTTCGCGCAGGGCTGGACCGACAAGCTGCCCGAGGCCTTCAAGCCTTACGGTCCTTCTGTCGGTCGCTTCCCAACCGTGACGGACCTCATTAGCAGCTACGCCAACGCGGAAAAGGCCATCTCGGCTAAAAAGATCACTCCTCCCGGCGAGAATGCCACGCCTGAGCAAGTCGCCGAATGGCGCAAGCTCGTTGGCGCTCCCGACAAGCCGGACGGCTACGGGCCTCTCAAGCCTGAAAAGCTGCCAGCGGGCGCGGAGTGGAACGACGAACTCGCGGGCAAGCTCGCGGAAATCGGCCACAAGCACCATCTTCCCAAGGCGGCACTGGCCGACATCGTGGCGCTCAATCTCTCGGCACAGGAAGCGGCAGCGCAAAAGAACGGCGCGGACGCGGAGGCCTACGTTGCACAGCAGACCGAGGCGCTGAAAAAGGAATGGGGCCAAGGCTACGAAGAAAATCTGGCGCAGTCCGTCAAGGCCGCGAAGCTCCTGGGCGTGGACATCACCGACCCCGAAGTGGGCAGCAACGCGAAGATGATCCGGCTCCTGCACGCTGCCTCGAAGCTCATGCGCGAGGACAAACTTCTCGGCGGCGACGGCGCGCAAGCGACGCTTCGCGAGCAGGCCGACACGATCCGCAAGGGGGACGACTACCAAGGCAAGAACGGCCTTGAAAAGCAGAAGGCCGCGCAGGCGCGCATTGCCGCGCTGCTTGGCGAAAAATTGTGATGATGGACGCTTGACAACTCGGCGGGTGTTTCACTCCGTCGCGTTGTCCAAGCGACCCTTCACACGACAAGAGGGGCAATCGCGAAGCAAGGCACTGACGGCCCGCTTCGCGCGGGGAACCGAAAGACCGAGCTTGAACGCCAAAGGCACCGGACACGCCAAGGCAATCAACCTCTCATTCTTTCTTCACCTTTATGGCTGAAATCCCCTCATTCTACAAAACCGAGTTTGCGACCAATTGGGAGCAGGCTTACCAGCAAATGAACTCCCGCATGAAGGGTGCCGTCACGGCCTCTCCCTTCA